CCGCCAGCCGAGTACACAGCCACCGAGATTCTCGAACCGGGCCGAACGTGCAAGCCCTGCCGGGACATCGACGGAACCCGCTACACCACGCTGCCCGATGCGCGCACCGCGTACCCGTCGGGCGGCTACATCAACTGCCTCGGCGGTTCCCGCTGTCGCGGCACCCTCGTGACGGTGTGGCCACAGGCGGACGAGCAAGCCGCCGCCGGAATGATCTTGTCTGCGAACGCGGACACAATGCCCCACCAGACCACCAACATGGAGGGCACGATGCCGTATCGCGTCCAGCAGGATCACCCGGACTGCGGCGCCGATACGCCGTGGGCCGTCATCAAGGAAATGACCGACGAACTCATGGGCTGCCACGCCACCGAGGCGGAAGCCATGGAGCAGCAGGCCGCCCTGTACGCCGAAGAAGGCGACCGCATGCAACGCGACGACGAAGACGACGACGAGCGCGGCCTCGACTACGCGGGCGACACGGCCCCGTGGGAAGGCGTCCTCGCCGTCGAAGGCATCGTCACCGGCGACGGCCGCGAGTTCGCCCCCGGCGCCCTGCAGTGGGCTGACCTGCCCGTCCCGCTGCGCTGGAACATCGAGGACTCCCACGGCGGCGAGCCCCACACCGTAGCCGTCAACGTCGGCCGCATCGACCGGATATGGCGCGACGACAACAAGATCATGGGTGCTGGTGTCATCGACCTCTCCGACGACAACGGGCGCCGCGCCTACGACAAGCTCAAGGGTGAGTTCCTTCGCGGTGTCTCCATCGACGCCGACTCCATCGCGGACGCCGACGTCGAGTTCGTGTGGCCCGATGACGTCAACGCCGGCGCCGGTGAAGGCGACGAGGACGATCTGTTCGAGATGCTGTTCGCGCAGCCCGAGAAGATGATTTTCCACGGCGGCCGCATCAGGGCCGCAACCCTGGTCGACATTCCCGCGTTCGCCGAGGCGTACGTCGCGCTCCTCGACGAGCAGGGTGCCATCGTCGCCGGCGGCCAGCCGGTCGGTGAGACCGCTGTCCTGGCGCTGGCGGTGCAGGAGATGGGCGCGGTCGGCACCCACGACACCGCCACCTCCGACGAGCCATGGGACGCGGGCGCGAACGAGAAGCGCATCGACTCGCCGCTGACGCTGGCCAAGGCGCGGGCCGCGTACGGCTGGTACGACGGGGACGCGGTCGAGGCTGGCGAACTGGCGAAGTCCGCGGCGAAATTCCTGCACCACGAGATCAGCGCAGATGGCACCGTGGGCGCGGCAAACCTGGCCGCCTGCTCTGCGTCGATCGGCGCCCTGCACGGCGCCCGCGGCGGCACGTCGATCCCGGAGGCGGACCGGCGTGGCGTGTACGACCACGTCGCCGCGCACCTGCGGGACGCCGGGCGGGAGCCGGAGCCGTTTCGGTCCGTGCATGCGCTGGCCGCCTCCGGCTCGGTATGGGCGCCGCCGACTGCCTGGTTCACTGACCCGGGCCTGTCGTTGCCCACGCCGATCACGGTGACGGATGATGGCCGGATCTATGGGCATGCCGCGCAGTGGGGGTCCTGCCACATCGGGCAGGAAGGTGTGTGTGTGCAGCCGCCGCACGAAGAGCAGCACCCGTACTACCGCACCGGTGAGGTGAAGTGCGACGACGGCAGCCGGGTGGCGGTCGGTCAGATCACTGTGGGGACGGGGCATGCGCCGCTGCACATGGGTGCGTCTCCGGCGGCGGAGCACTACGACAACACGGGTGCTGCGGTCGCCGATGTCGCGGTGGGTAACGACGCGCACGGGATCTGGGTCGCGGGCGCGGTCCGTCCGGGCGCTGATCCGTTGAAGGTATACGAGCTTCAGGCCGCGGGCCAGGTCAGTGGGGACTGGCGGCGGATCGGCGGGGAGCTTCGGCTGGTGGGGTTGCTGGCGGTGAATGTGCCGGGGTTCCCGGTGCCGAAGATGCGGGCCCGTGTCGCGTCGGGTGAGCCGCAGGCGCTGGTGGCGGCTGGTCGGCCGACGGTTGCGTGGGGCCGCTCGCAGGAGCAGACCGAGCGTGATGCGGTACGGATTGTGATGCGGATGCTGTCGCGTCGTGTCCACCCGGGAGGGAGGTGAGCAAGCGTGTGCAGTTGCAATAAGAAGCGGCGTCCGGCGCCCCCTCCGCCGCCCTCTCCGAGCGCCTGACCATTAGGTTCACTGGTCCGGTCAACATAGTTGAACATTGCAGCACAGTGTGCTAGCGGATACCCTTCGCCTTGAGTTGCGCCGGATGCGCCCGCTACCGGCGCAACTCAACAAGCGGGCACGCAAACACAACCCTCCGACGAACGTGGAGGCGGCCGTGCCCGCAGAAGAACTGTTCAACGCCCCACCCGACCTCACCCTCGTCAGCGACGACGACCTCACCGACCTCGAAACCCGAGGCGCCACCGAGTTCGAACGCGTCGAAGCCATCGACGACGTCGACCCCGAAACCCTCCAGTACGCGATGCGTCTCGCCGACGACCTCGACCGCATCCGCGCCGAACTCTCCGTACGCGAAGTCCGCGCCCAGGCCAACGCCGAACTCCAGCGCACCCGCGTCGGCGAACAACTCGCCGCACTCAAGGAACGCGTCCACGGCGACACCACCACCCCCGGCACCACACCGGCCGCACCCATCGACGTCGAAGCCATCGCCGCCGCAGCAGCCCGCGGAGTCACTGCAGGCATGGCCGCACTCATGACCGACCGACGCGGGGGCAGCGTCCGCCCCGAGGAGATCGCCCGCCGCGCGACCGCCAGTCTCGCCGAGACCGCCGCGCACGCGCCGAAGCCCAAGGTCCCCACCCAGCGCCTCGCGGTCACTGCCTCCGTCGACATCCCCGGCGTCGCCCACGGCGACGCAGTCCGCAGCCTCAGCGGCCTCACCGACGTGGTCAACCGCAAGGCCAAGTCGATGCCCGAGACGAACGGCAACCCGAATTACCAGCTCGTCGCGAGCATCCGCAACGAGCACGAGCACACCCTCGACGACCGGTCGAGCCCCGCGCAGGTCAAGGAACTGTTCGACTTCCTGACCTCGCAGGACAAGCAGGATGCGCTCGTCGCGGGCGGCGGCTGGTGCGCACCCAGCGAGATCCGCTACGACTTCTTCAACATCGCCTGCTCCAGCGGCATGATCGACCTGCCGACCTTCGGTGTCACAAGGGGGGGCATCCAGTTCCCCGTATCGCCGTCGCTGGCGGACACCGTCGGCAGCATCGCGTTCGGCGGGTTCGCCGTCGAGTTCACCAACGCGTCCGCGCCGTGGCTGTGGACCGAAGCCGACGACATCGCCGCCGCGACCGGCTCGCCGACGAAGCCGTGCGTCCGGGTGCCGTGCCCCACCTTCTCGGAGGAACGGCTGGAGTGCTTCGGTATCTGCCTCACCGCAGGCAACCTCACCGACTCGGCGTACCCCGAGGCGACGCAGCACATGATCAGGCTGCTGATGACGGCCCACGACCACGCCATGAACGCCCGCTTCATCGCGCAGATGGTCGCCGACTCCACCGCCGCAATCACCATCGGAGGCGAGGTCGACGACTCCGCCGCACCCCGCATCTACAACAGCGTGGGCCTCGCCGCGACCGACGTCCGCGAGCGGTTCGGCATGTGCATCGACGACGTCCTCGAAGTCGTCCTGCCGTCCTGGGTTCGCGAAGTGCTTCGCGCTGACCTCGCTTGGAAGGCTGGGGTGGAACTCCCGGCCGTGTCCAACGAGCAGATCACCAGCTACTTCACCGACCGCAACGTGCGCGTCCAGTGGGTCGACGACTGGCAGGTCCGCGGCACGAGCCAGTTCGGCAACGCGACCGCGCTGACCGCGTGGCCGACGACGGTCGACTTCCTCATCTACCCGGCCGGCACCTTCGTCCGCGGCACAGGCATGAGCCTCGACCTCGGCGTGGTCCGTGACTCGGTCCTCAACCAGACCAACGACCACACCGCGCTGTGGTCGGAAGAGTGCCACCTCATCGCCCGCGTCGGCCACGAGTCCCGTCGGTACACGGTGCCGTTCAACGTCAAGGGCGCCACGGGTGCGCTCCTCGGTGACGAAGCCCGCGTCTGACCGGCAGCCAACCGAGTGAGCAGGAAGGGGTGAGCGCCGGTGGCCGGAGCACGCCAAATCATCGACCCACCGGCGTTCACCCCACTGCCCTACGGCCTGTGGGACGCCGTACAGAAACCGTCCATCGACAATCCGCACTGGCAGCAGGGTGTCACCTGGATCGAACGCTGCCCGGCCGGCGGCACAACGTACGACGAGTGCCTGTCCGTCACCGGCACCGGCGCACCCCCCGAACCTGCCGCGAAGGCCGACAATGTCGACCAGACATTCCGCGGCGCTACCCCGTTCACCGTGTTCACCGAGTTCGACTGCTCACCCGTCGGCCTCGGCGACGCGGCCGAGGTCGCGGCGGACGCACTGGCACGCGTCGAAAACCAGCAGCTCGAAGCAGCGTTCTGGACCGGCACCGCAGGCGCACAAACCCTCGTGTTCCCGCACCTCGCCGCAGCAGCGGACGTATCCGACACGCAGAGCATCCTGTTGCAGCCGACCGCATCAACATGCGTGACCGGAGCCGACGCAGCCCACGCACTCGGCGCCCTGGAGGACTGCCTCGGCGACTGCTACGCCGGACAAGGCGTCATCCACATCCCACGCCAAGTGCTGCCCACCTTCGCCTCCTGGAACCTCATCGCCGAACGCGACGGCGCCCTGTACACGACCGGAGGCAACCGTGTCGTCGTCGGCGGCGGCTACACCGGCAGCGCACCCGACGGCACCACACCGGATGCGGGAACGGCGTGGATCTACGCCACCGGTGGCCTGTTCGGCTACCGGGGCAACGTCGCATTCCATGCGCCGCGGGACTCCATCGACCGCGCCGCGAACACTCTCCGAATGATCGCCGAACGCACGTACGTCCTCGGCTTCGAGTGTTGCCTGATCGGCGCTCACCTCAACCTCGGCGTGCCCACCACCTAGGGAGACACCATGGCTGCCACTTCCACATGCGTCGTCCCCGTCAAGGGCACGCACTTCCGTATCGTCGCCCTCGACGCCTGCGGCATCCCCGTCACCGGCGCCTCCGGGCTCGTCGCCGTCACCAACAGCTTCGTCTCCGTCGAGTCCGCGGAGGAGTACGAGGACGGCGAGGAGTTCTTCGAACGCAACGCTGCCGGCGCCCCGTGCGTGAATCAGAAAGACGACCCGACGATGAAGCGGGTCGTGCTGACGGTGCAGTTGTGTGAGATCAACGTGTCTGCGGTCGCCTACATCCTTTCGGCCCGCGAGCTCGTCACCGGTACCCCGACCACCGGGACCGGCTTCGCGCTGGCGGAGGGCAATCCGACGAACCGGTTCAGCCTGGAGGTGTGGCAGGAAGTCGCCGGCGCCGCGGCGTGTGATGCGTCGGGGCAGCAGCAGTACGTCTACCACGCGTGGCCGAACGTGGGCGCGGTGCAGAAGCAGGGGTACACGATCGAACTCGGCCGCTCCGCGTTGGAGTTCACGGCGGAGACGCGGGGCGCGTCGGCGTCGTGGGACACCCTCGTGGGGGCGGACTGGCTGCCTGCCGGTGAGATCGTGGATACGGATGAGCACTGGGTGTTCAACGTGACCACCACCGCTCCGCCGACGGTGGCGTGTGACCCGACGACCCTCGCCGCTTAGGCCGTCGCCATGGCCATGAGTCTGCTGCAGGCGCATGTCGCCGTCGCGGACCCTCACGGTGACCGGGCGTACGCCGACGAAACGTTCGCCACCCAGGTGGATGTGAGCACGCTCTCTGACACCGTCACTGGTGTCGGTGAGCGGGTCTCTGCGATTGAGGACGGCAGCGCGTCTCTGAGTGGCCTCAACGTCACGGGGAATGCTCGGGTATCCGACGGCGATCTCACGGTTTCCGATACGGAGAAGGGCTACCGGTTCCGCCGCGGCGGCAGCGCCCTCGACCTGGAGGCGACGGGCGCCGACCTGATCGTCTCCAACTGGTCGGGTACTGGTTTCGACGGGACGCAGCGCGCGTACGACCGGTACTCGGCGGACGCCCTGAACGCGCAGCATGCGGGGCGACGCGAGTTCGTTGACGCCTTGTACGGGGCGGTCCGTCATGTCATCGACCCCGACAACGATCAGCTTGCTTTTCACGGCGTGACACCAGTGTCCCAGCAGACGGTGACGGGGTCACGCACTGATGGGACTGCGCTCGCGTCGCTGCTGACTGTGCTGGCGAACCTCGGGCTGATCGTCGACGAAACCACCACGTGATGTGAAAGGGGGTTGGGTGTGGCTCTGGCCCGGTACAGCGATCGGTTCTGGTTTCCCTCCGGGGCGCTGGCGGCGAACATTGAGACGCGGGTGTTCCCGGAGGGCTCGACCGCGTTCGCATCACTGTTCACTGATGCGACAGGCGCCACCCCGCTGGCCAACCCGACAGCCACCAATGGCGCAGGCGTGCTCACCTTCTGGGCCGAGTCCGGAACCTACTGGGTCCACCTCGACACCGAAAGCTTCCTCGTCAGCGTAGGCATGACGCAGGAGCAAGCCGACCTGTCCACCGGCATCGCCTCGGGCGGCGAACTCAACCCGAACGCGGGCAACCCTGCGGCGATCGACATCAGCGCACTGGACGGCTACATCGTCGACTACCTCGCAGGCGACCAGTCCGAGCCTGCGGTGACGCGGATAAAGACCGCGGACCAGACCGTCTCCCTGGACGCGGCGTCGCTGCTGCGGTCGGTGACGTGGTGGCTCATGGACTCGTCGGCGAACGTCATTCAGCAGGGGACCAAGCCGACGCCCGA